GTTAAGGAACTGCTCTACGCACTACACCTTCTCTAGCTACCTACAAGCTTCAATTCCACGGTCGAACGTCACTTCGCTACGCTTCGGCTGCTCGGGCGTCAGTTCGAGTCAAGGGCGAACCTTGTAACATGTTGACTCTCCTCCGCAGGGGTGATGGGCAAACCAAGCGGACCCCACCTCAGCGCTTGGCAGACTCTCTCGACAAGGCGGCTTCGGCCCACGGGCTACCAGATTAGGTACAGCACGACAAGCCCCCTGGAAAGTTTCCAATCCAGGGATTCCTCAGTGCTCCACCATCTTGGTCCGGGGAAAATGTTGGAAGAGACACTAAGACCTTAGCCAAAACTGGGCTTCAGGCTTTATGTCTTTTACCGCCGACCCGCGAACGATGAGATCTCGGTAACGAGCCACCCCCTCAAACCCTATTGAGGAGAGTAGACGATTACACCGGTATCCAACGTTTTCGGGACCTAACATGACGGTTCTTCTTCTCGGGGGCATGATGAAACGGTAACCTCGGGTCTCCCTGTTGACATAGGCAGGCTTGAAGTACTTCAACCACATTTCACTATCTCCCTGTGGACGTAAACCTCGCTTGTCGAGGTACTCCAGGTCTAGGTCATAGATAGGATTAGGAACTGACAGCTCGTCCAAAGACGTACAGCCCAGCATACTCCTAATCTGGCCGCATATCCGATCATACTCTTTGTTTGAAAGGAAGTTGAGCAGCCCGGTACGACCTAGACCAGGCCTTCCTAAACCGCCCAGGAAAGAGGGAATCGTTGGATCTAAACCGAACGCAATTGCGTCCTGTATACTTTTCCAATAAAAACTCTCCCGGGCCTCTTTTAGGATGGCTAAGTCTTCAGTATAAGACCATTCAGATGGATCGATAAAGGCAGACATCCAGGCCCCCTCCTCAGGGGAACTGTCATCCGCCCGGCATGAAAACCGAGCTTTTGACACATAATGGATTCTACCACGATCAATAAGTTCCTCAAGGAAAACACCCCGATCTGGGGCCTCAAAGGACTTATTAGTGGAGTGAAATATCACCCCAATCGACTGACCACGGTTCTTATACTCCGCTATTTGTTCGGGTGTCCCACGACCAATGGCATCATCCCCCCAACCAAAAAAGGTATTTAAGGGACGAGCCATGGACTCGTGAAAAGCACTCATGAGCACCCAAGATAGCGGGAGGGACATATGTTGACCACGCTGGTGTAGACGACCGGGGGAGCACATGAAAGCGCCCCTATACCAGTCTACCATAGCGGTGAACAAATCCCGAAGAATCTCTGGAGTTAAAACATCGTGACCAGGAACAAAGGTTCCGGTATCGCGACGAAGACCACTAGAGATACCCACCAACGCTCTACGAAGTTGACGGCCAGAAGGGGTGACAAACCCCTTATAACTCGATCCCAAGGGACCGGTCTGCCGAACAGCATTGAAGATATTGTCGGGTTCCTCTGCCAAAATGGCGAAATCCCCAACTTTATCCCGATAACGTGCTGTAACTTCGTTG